TATGTTCAACATAGCTGCCATCCTTTATGGACAACAAGAACTAAACTATACCCACCTAAGTCACAGGAAGAATAGAACATGGCTTTACCTTTAGTACTCCCTATCATAGCAGCAGTAACAGGTATCATTAAAGAGTTTGTTACAGATAAAGATGAACAGGATAAACTTACATCAGCTATTACAACACAGCTATATGACTTAGAGAAGACTGAGCTACAAGGTCAGATTGATATAATTGTAGCAGAAGCACAGAGTAAGGGAGTGGCCTCTAGCTGGAGACCTCACCTTATGTACTTCCTAATGTTCTTGATTGGTTTTAATATTGTTGTAGTACCATTGACAGAAGTCTTCTTTGGAGTTACTATTCCAGTACTGTCTGCTTGGAGTGCAATCACAGAACCTGCTTGGAACCTACTCACTATTGGTATGGGTGGTTACATTGTAGGTAGGTCTGGTGAGAAGATGATGAAGACTTGGAAAGAAGGGAAGAACTGATATGGTAAAAGAGAAATTTAATATAGTAGTAGAGTATCTTTCTGACAACTGGATAGAGATGGTTGCTGGTTGTGTCATAGCTTCTATTGTTACACTTGCTGTTGCAGGGGTAGTTTCTTAAGAGTATGACACAAGAAGAACTTATCAGACAGGCTGCTGAAGATAGCTTAGAGTCTTTCATTAAGCTGGTAGCTCCTGAGCAAGTACTAGGGCAATGTCATATTGATGTTATCAACTGGTGGGCTAAAGAAGATGCTAAGTCTCACCAGCTTCTTCTCTTCCCCAGAGACCATGGTAAGTCAAGACTGATTGCCTACAGGGCTGCTTGGAGGCTAACCAAAGACCCTACATTGCGTATCCTGTATATCTCTGCTACATCTAACCTAGCTGAGAAACAACTAGCCTTCATTAAGAATATCTTTGAGTCTGACATTCACAGAAGGTACTGGCCTGATCATATTAACAAAGAAGAAGGTAAGAGAGAAAAGTGGACCAGTACTGAGATTAACTTAGACCATCCCCTAAGGAAGAAGGAAAACATTAGAGACCCTTCTATCTTTACAGGGGGCTTGACTACTTCCCTTACTGGTCTACACTGTGACATTGCTATCCTTGATGATGTAGTGGTACAGGAGAATGCTTACACCAGAGAAGGAAGACAAAAGGTTAAGACCCAATACTCTCTGCTTGCATCTATTGAAGGTGGTGAAGCTGATGAGTGGGTAGTAGGAACTAGGTACTTCCCTTCTGACCTGTATCATGAGATGATGGAGATGACAGAAGATATCTATGATGAACTAGATGAAGTAGTTGGTGAAGAACCTATCTATGAGACCTATGAGAAACCTGTAGAAGACAGAGGTGATGGCACAGGTGAGTTCCTCTGGCCTAGGCAGTTGAGGAAAGATGGTAAGTGGTTTGGGTTTAATATCCAGATACTTGCTAAGAAGAGAGGTAAGTATTTAGACAAGGCTCAGTATAAAGCTCAGTACTATAATGATCCTACTGACCCAGACAATGCTCCTATTGATTCAAGTAGATTCCAATATTATGAAAAAAACTTCTTGACAAGAGAGAATGGAGTCTGGTATTATAAAGAAAGTAAATTAAATCTCTTCACTGCTGTTGACTTTGCTTTCTCTATCTCTGCTAAAGCTGACTTCACAGCTATTGTTGTTATTGGTGTAGATGAAAACTTTAACATCTATGTATTAGATATCCACAGATTCAAGACAGGTAAGATATCTGAATACTTTAAACACATCTTAGAACTCTCTAATAGGTGGGGCTTTAGGAAGATGAGAGCAGAGGTTACAGTAGCACAGGCTGTTATTGTTAACCAGCTTAAAGAAGAGATTAAGAGGCATGGCCTTAGTATCTCTATTGATGAGTATAGACCCACAAGGAATGAAGGGGCTAAGGCAGAAAGAATCTCTTCTGAGTTAGAACCTAGATATGATAACAATCAGATTTGGCACTACAGAGGTGGTGAGTGTCAGGTCTTAGAAGATGAACTCATAACAAGAAACCCTTCTCATGATGATGTTAAGAATGCTTTAGCTGATGCCTGTGGTATAGCTGTTAAGCCTGCTTCATCTAAGGCCAGAGCTAAGAGAAACTCCATTGACTGGTCACAGCATAAGTTTAGAGGATAGACATATTGGTAGGCACCTTAGTTGAATTTGATGATTACATTGCAGCCGATAGTCTGGCCCAAGAGATTGGGATGCGCTACAATGAGTGGAACAATCTCAGACAGAATAAACTAACTGAATGGAAAGAGCTTAGAAACTATCTCTATGCTACCAGTACAGCTACCACTTCCAATAAGATTCTACCCTGGTCTAACACAACCACTACTCCTAAGCTTACACAGCTTGCTGATAACCTTCATGCTAACTACATGGCTTCTCTATTCCCTCAGATGAATTGGATGAGGTGGAAGCCTTATAACTCTGACTCCTCTAAGAAAGAAAAGGTTACTGCTGTCACATCTTACATGAGAGATAAGATTGATAAGTCAGGGTTTGTAGCTACAGTCAACCAGTTGGTCTACGATTGGATCACATATGGTAACTGCTTTGCTAAGGTAGAGTATGAGGATAACTTCACAGTTAAAGAAGATGGTGAGTACACAGAGCAGTATGTTGGCCCTAAGCTGGTTCGCATCAGTCCTTTTGACATTGTATTCAATCCTACTGCTGCTGAGTTTAAGAGAAGCCCTAAGATCATCAGGTCTATCATCACTATGGGAGAGTTCAAAAGGAAGTCTCTTAATGATGCATCAGGTAAATACAATGAAGTACTAGACAAGATGCATTATGCTAGGGCTGGTGTTAGAGGAGGTGGTCTATCCTATGAGAAATCAGAAGGTTATGTTGCTGATGGGTTTGGTTCTATTGAGCAGTACTATGATTCTGAATATGTAGAAGTACTAACTCTATATGGTGATATCTATGATGCTGCATCACAAGAGTATAAGCAAGATCGTATCATTAGTGTTATTGACAGAGCCTACATCTTAGAAGATATTGAGAACCCCAGTTGGCATGGCTGTGCTCCTATCCATATGGCAGGTTGGAGGAAGAGACCAGACAACCTGTATGCAATGGGTCCATTAGATAACCTAGTTGGTATGCAGTATCGTATTGACCACTTGGAGAATCTAAAGGCAGATGTCTTTGACCAGATTGCTTACCCTGTCCTAAAGATTAGAGGTGATGTAGAAGAGTTTGATTATGCTCCTGGTGAGCGTATCTACTTAGGTGAAGAAGGGGATGTATCCTCTCTTGTCCCTGATGCTACAGCCCTTAATGCAGACTTCCAGATTCAAACTATTGAGAACAAGATGGAAGAGCTTGCAGGTGCTCCTAGACAGGCTATGGGTATTAGGACACCAGGAGAGAAGACAGCCTTTGAAGTGCAGTCTTTGGATAACTCCTCAGGTAGAATGTTCCAACATAAGACTTCTCAGTTTGAGATGGACTTTGTTGAACAAGTCTTAAATGATATGTTAGAAGCAGCAAGACGTAACATTAGAACAGAAGATGTTATTGCTATTGTTGATGAGGCTACAGGAGCACAAGCCTTTACCTCTATAACAAAAGAAGACTTAGTAGGTTCAGGTAGGATCACTGCTGTAGGGGCTAGGCACTTTGCTGAGAGAGCAAGACGTACACAGATGCTACAACAGTTGATGATGCTTAAGCAAGACCCCTCAGTAGGTGTTCACCTTAGTGGTAAGATGATAGCTAAGATGCTTGCAGATGAACTAGGTGAGAGTGAACTATACTCAGAGAACATTGCTGTAAGTGAACAGTTGGAAACCCAAACAGCAGGACAGAATGCAGAGGTAGCTAATGAAGAAAATCTTATGGATCAAGCAGAAGCAGGTATCTAACAGTCTTCCTACTTTAGATGATGACTTGTTTGAGGAAGATGGCTTTGTAGATATGGGAGAGATTCTTGTTACAGATGCTCCTATGCAAGCAGAGTTTACAGGTATCTTAGATAACTATGGTAATAAGATTTACTCTATGCCTTACAGAAACAAGATTGGCTTTGACCTGTCATGAAGAATGTTAGATAGAAACAGGGGTATAAACTATGGCTAAGAAATTAGACAAATCTAAAATGAAATGTAACAAACCTAAGCGTACCTCAAGTCATGCTACTAAGTCTCATGTTGTTAAGGCATGTGCTAATGGCAAAGAAAAGATCATTAGGTTTGGTCAGCAAGGTGTATCAGGAGCAGGTAAAAACCCTAAGTCAGATAAAGAAAAAGCCAGAAAGAAATCCTTTAAGGCTAGACATGCTAAGAATATCAAGAAGGGTAAGATGTCTGCTGCCTACTGGGCTGATAAAGTCAAGTGGTAATGATTAAAGTCTATCTAACACTAACACCAAAAGCTGAAAGAAAAGGAAACAGATATGCCATACTCCAAAGATAAAGGGGTAAAACCCTATAAGAACTCTTCCAAGAAAAAGGTAAAAGACAAAAAGAAGCCTCTTACAAAGAAAAAGAAAATGTAAGCTGAGTATTTGTCATGAAGGAAGCTTGGTATAAGGTTTCTAACAAAGATAAGGAAGCCAGACAGAAAGAGGTTCTCAGTTATAGGAATGCCTTTGATGACCTCACAGAAGTTCTCTCTAAGACTCATAAGAAGAAAGAGGCAGTGAGAGACTATGGCCCTGGTTGGGCTGAAAAACAGATAGCAGTGAATGAGTACAACCAAGCCATCACTGATGTCTTATCTTTAATCAACCTCTACCCTAATACTAAGGAGTAACTATGAGTCTTATGGATGGCCTCAGTAACCAATCTGAAGCACAGCCTAATAGTAATAACAATGAGTCTAACCCTAATCAAGATAACCAGTCTTATTTGGATCGACTTGTTGCTGAGAAAGGTGACAACTGGAAAGACCCAGAAGTCCTTGCAAAAGGAAAGCTAGAGTCTGACAACTACATTGCTGAACTTAAGAGACAGAATGAAGAGTTGAAAGCTAAAGCTATTGAAGGGGATACTGTTTCTATGTTGTTATCTGAACTGGAGAAAAGAGCACTGGGAGAAACTAGCACTCCAAACCCTCC